TTGGTAGACTCGCCATCTTGAGGGGGTGGTGTCGCAAGACGTATGGGTTCGAATCCCATTGTGGTCACATAGTTACTTTATAACTACTTAATTATAAATGTTTTATGTTTAATTAAGTTCGTTTTTGTCCGACTATTGTCCGTAAAACAATGCTATTATTTAGATATAAAGTTAATGAAAAACATATAAAAAACAAAAAGGCACTTAATTTACTAAGTGCCTTTTTTATTGTTTTACTATTAGTTTTAAATCTAATTGCAGAGCTTTTAAAAATAGTTCTAATGTATCTAATCCCATTACTCTTTTATTGTTCTCATAGGTACTAATCTGACTTTTTTTAGAGCTATCCTCCCATATTAATATGGCTAATTCCTCTAGTGTTAAACCTAATTCTTTTCTCCTATTTTTTAGTGTTACTGCTATATCTTCTTTTAGTGTCATATATTTTATTTATTTTTGTTACTGTAAATATTTAAAGGGGTTTAAATATTTCAGACATATTTTTCCTGCTAGATGTGGTAGTCTAGTAGGATTTTTTATCTCGGTCAAATTACAATCAAAATTATTGTCTAGCAATTCTAGTAGAATGTCAAAATTGTATTGTAATCCTTTACTTTTTTATATAATCGGAAGGAGAGAGTACTAAGACTTCTTTTGCTCCGCCCAGCGGGCTGTATTGTAGTTATCTAATACTATAGGCTTGATTTTGTCTTTCTGTGTATACATTGCTCCAAGTGTTAAGTCTGTAAGCTATATAAAAGAACTTACAAAAGTGATGTTTATTCCTTCTAATCCTTTAAACTTCTTTACTATGTTGTAAGATTGTTCTGCATTAAAAGGCTTTTTGTTGTTTTCTTCTGTCGCTTGTGTAGTGGTAGCTTATTTGACCTAATTTGCTGCTGTATATTTAAGCTCTCACAACAAGATATATAATAAGTAATACATTAAGTCAAAGAACACCCCTAAGGGGACAAATACTGAATTATAGTATCTGTTTTAATGTTGTATAAATGTATAACTTTTTATTTATATAAATATGTGTTTTAAAAATATTGTGATACTATTATTTTATAGTTTAATTTAAATTAATAAGATTTACTTGTAGTTGTTGTTTTTGCTGTGTTTACATGGATTATAGTAATGTTTACGTATAATTAATATGTAAACAGAATGATAAGTATGTAGTATGTTTGAGTGAACATATGAAAGTTGTGTGAATGGTATTAGCAGGATTGTAGGATAGAGAAAGGCAAACACAAACACGCGCTTGTACAGCTTTTTGTTTTTGTATCTTTGGTAAAGTGAAAAAGCCTTAATATAGGCTATAATGCCCGAAGAAATAACCTTAATAATGTAAAATGGATAATCTAATAAACAAAGCGGAGCTAAGTAAATTATTGGGATATAAAGAGAATAATCTAAGAAGTAATAGATTGCCACATAAACATAAAGAGAAGATACAAGAGTTAAATGATCTCTTAGATTACTGGAAGAAGCGTTATAATTTGTAAGTAGTAGGACAATGGTCGGACAAGTTTTAAATATCGAAACCTTAGAGTGTTGTTTTGTAGGTTGTTAGGTGTTTTGTTTGTGACCATACTACGATTAAGTTTTACTTTTACATGTCTTAGTATTCTGAAAATCAGTTATCGTATATCTGTGTGTTTAGAATTAGTTACGCTGGATAATTAGTTATTAGTAGCTTCTGGAAAAAGCTAAAATGTTTTTGAGTTGTTTTGCAAATCGCACCCCAATACCCTTTTTAAACGCGTTTTCTTTTTCGGATCTGCATTCGTATAAACATGTATACCCTCCCAAACATTCTATCATATTACAAGAAAGCTTTTATTTTTTCCTTTAATCTATTTAAGGGCTTTCTTTTCTATTTTCTTCAATAGTTTTTAATGAGTGTATTTTTAGTTTTATTAAGCTGTCTATTGGTTTTAAAATCCTGATTAGTTTTATTATGTAAATAGTTTTATTTAAATTTTATATAAATACTTGTTTTGTTTTATATAAAGTTTATATATTTGTCGTGTAACAAAATAAGAATAATGAACAGGGAACTCTTTATTTCGGTAATTGAATCGATGAAAGAACAGGCGACAAGAGATTATTTGATTTCAAACGGCCTTACTCAGATGTATGGAACACTGATACCTGTATATGATAATTCAATTTTGTTGAAATCGATTAAGAGTATAATTCTTTTTCATTTTAAAGGTCAAGGGGAAGTCTTGAGTGAAATTGATCACTATTGTTACTTTCAGAACTTTGGTCGAGTTGAAAAAGGGGATGAGGTGTTAATTGAAACGCCAGGCGAATTATATGACAGATTGGTTTCAGATTATTTAGTTCATTGATATTTCGGTATTGTATATATATTCTTTTCAAAATTAAACATTACTTGTCACTACTTAGGGTAGTTGCGGAAATTGACAATCCAACGTGGTACTATAATAGCAGGTACAAGGGCATCTTAAGGCTATTTTCATTCCCTTTTTTCACGGCTGGCGAGTAATGTTTTTTACGCTTTGGTAGTGTAGAGGTAGCACGTCAGTCTCCAAAACTGTTAGTAGAGGTTCGAATCCTTTCCATTGCGCAAAACATGAAACGTTTGTTAATGCTTTTTACAATGCTGTTTTGTTTCAGTATTGCGGGATTCTGTAAAACCACAATCACAGACCTGAGCGAAAATTCAAATCAGAATAAAGAGGTTGTGTTTTATACTGATGTGGTAGAAGTAGATTCTTTTGTTTCTGCTTATACAAATGTAGTTGTAGGTAAAACTCATTTTTTACAAGTCCCCACACTTTTAAAAGATATTTATACTACTTCTAATTTTGTGTACCCTGCTGTTAAGGTTAATGCAGATGTTTTTATCTGTATAAGAGATAAGATTAGGGGGGTATAGCTTTTAAAACAACAAACAAAACCAAACAAACCCTTTCTATTATTTATCCATGGCTTTGTTAATATCATTAAGAAAGGGTTTGTTTTATAGACTATTAGTTCAGTGGTTAGAATACTTGCTTGTCACGCAAGGGGTCACGGGTTCGAGCCCCGTATAGTCTGCGATTACAATAGTATTAGTGAATCTAATGTGTTGTTTAAAATGGATACATAGCTCAGATGGTAGAGCAGTACGCTGTTAACGTATAGGTCGGAGGTTCGAATCCTCCTGTTTCCGCAAATCTCCATGTATATACAAAATACCTTAACGCTAAAGTTAGTTAGCAAGTAGCTGCATCCGAGTAAATCTCGTTTCATACTACTAAATATTGTTTGCAGTATAATATTTGAGAATTCAGATCGTGTGTCGTTAGATATAATGAGGGTATTCGTAGTTGTATCTTATAAAAAACTGAATGTTGAGGTATTTTATTTAATCTGTTTTTATGGCAAAAAAAGTTAAAGAAGGGGGGCTCCCTGACGATACAATTATAGAAATTGTTATGAAAAATAAAATTACTATTGCCGAATATGAAAAAATTAAAAACAATACTAAAAGTAAAGGATGGAGTATACAGGCTTACCAATTAGGTGTGTATTCTGATGGGTTAGGTAAAAAGTTAGATTAATGATTACAGTTAATATCAAACCTCTTTCAGTAAATTCTGCTTGGCAGGGCAAACGTTTCAAGACTCCAGAATATAAGTCTTACGAAAAGGCAGTTTTGCTTATGCTGCCAAAACAAATAGAGTTACCCAATCCTCCTTTTTCTATCACTTTTGAATTTGGTGTCTCAAGCAAATTATCTGATTGGGATAACCCTATAAAACCATTTCAAGATATTCTTTGTAAGAAGTATGGTATTGATGATAGGGATATTTATAGGGGAACTGTATCAAAGGTTTTAGTTAAGAAAGGACAAGAGTATGTTAAGTTTAAAATAGAGTAGGTATGACAGAATTAAAAGTAAAAGGTATTCGTACCAAATCTGAATTAGACAATGATCGATTGACAGAAATAGTTTGTGCTATTGTCCGATATCGTAAAGCAGAAATGGCCATACCTACTGAATGGATAGAAGAATACAATACTATTATCGAACGAGTAAGAAATAACCATAAATAAAACTGTTATGTCAAAGACAATTGGAGAACAAAGAGTAAGAATAGATTTTAATCCAAGTAATGATGATTCTGTTCATTTAATTAAAACAAAAGTAGCAGAGTTAATCAACCTTGCTGAACAGATGAAATCAGAAGGTAAAGATGTTAGGCTTTGTAGTGTCGCACAAACTGAATTAGAGAATGCTGGAATGTGGCTTGTTAAAGCTGCTACTTCATAGATTAATATTATAGTGTGTTGTTAATTAAAGGCTGGTTTCTTGTAAGCCAGTCTTTTTATTTTAGAATGTTATGAATGCAGAGGAATTAAAAAAGATAGAACGAAAATTTAATAAGGCAAAGAAAATACATTGCCTAAAATTGAATAAAGAAGTAGATGTAACCAATGTACCAAGGCTTCAATATAATCCAGATGAAGATACTGTAACAAGTCCTTCTCGTATTATTTGCTTTTGGAAAGAAGGTGTGTTTGCTGAGGTAATTAAGTAACTAATAATGTAATTTATGAAATATTTTTATGATACTGAGTTCTTAGAAGGCTCGCAAACCAAAAGACTTTTTGGATTACCAATGGGTAAAACAAAACCTACAATTGACTTAATTTCTATAGGAATAGTTTCAGAAGATAATAGAGAGTATTATGCTATATCTAAAGATTTTAATTTAGATGAGGCATGGAACCGATATGATGAAAAAGTTATACCTACTTATGGTGATCTGAGAAATCATTATCCTGAAGGTAAAAAAGTAAAAGAATATTGGATTAGAGAGAATGTATTGATACCTATATTCTTTGAGTTATCTATGCGTGAGTTTCACGATATTCATTTTAAGGATAATTGGTACCATGATGGTAAGTTAGTTACATTAGAAGTTTTTAAATCACATAAAAGTTGGTCTAAAAACAAGAGGTGGTTTAAAAAACTAATAGATAAATATGGTAAATCTAATACTCAAATTAAAAACGAATTATCTTCTTTCGTAAAACCTAAAACCATAACAAAAGATATTGAAGGGCATTTTGGTAAATGTTATCAATACAAAGATAATACGGAACTATATGGTTATTATTCTGATTATGATCATGTGGTATTATGTTGGTTATTTGGTAAGATGAAAGACCTACCTGAGTTTATGCCTAAGTTTACTTTAGATGTAAACCAGCTTAAAAAGGATATTCAAAAATCAACACCAATAAATTTAGAAGATTATGGAGGTTATCCTAAAAACAAAAATTGTCATAACGCTTTAGAAGATGCTAAATGGACTAAAAAACTGTTTGAGTTCCTTTATATAGAAAATGATTTAACTACATATGATACAAGAAGAAAAGGTAAGTCTACACGAACTATAGATTTTGCTATTCAAGTTTTGTTTTCAAGAGCTGAAATAATTGTTCCTCCTGTAAGAACAATTGATGATTTTTCAAAAGGAGAGATTAGAGGTTATAATAAAATAGGTATTGAATACATCATAGACCATGATTTTGATAAGAATCATAGAGTACAAAAATATTTATTAGATGATATTCTAAAAAGGTTGTCTCTTGAACATTCTATTACTATTAATAGTAGGCATTTAGATGTTGATTTTCAAAAAGGAATAATTCGATTAGTTAACTTTAAAAAGTAAAGTATGCAACTACTAGGAGATAGAATACTATGTAAGAAAGTCAATACAGAAGTTAAATCAACTTCTGGGCTTATACTACCAACTAATTATAATCAAGAAAATGATTACGTAGTTGTTGAAATTGGTAACAAAGTAAAACACATTAAACCTGGAGACAAGATCCGAAAGTTTAAAAATTCGATTGGAATCCCTATTGTGGATAAAGGAATAGATCGTTTGATTCTTAAAGAGAGTGATGATATTGAGTTTGTAATGGATTAAAACAAGATCAATTTATTATTTAACAACAGATTAATTTATGTAGTTCAGAACTATTTAGGTTTGAGTTTTATTAAAATATTTTTCACCAGTTTGGTATATTCAAATATAGTTGTATATTTGTACTATAAATATAAAAAGAAAAGCGGTGCTGAGCACACCGCAATTCAATTTAGCTATTTCTTGTAAAGAACAGCCCATACGACTAACAGACATAGAATTACTGATCCTAATGCTGTTAATGCGAAGATAAATGTAGTTAACTCTGTCATACTAATTTATTTTGCCGTTTATGATATTTAATATACCCTCATAAACTTATTGGGCACATAGTACCGAGCCGAGCTGCAACCTTCGGCTTTTTTTCGTTACAATATTTACAAAGTTACAAAAAAGAAAAATAGTTTAAAAATCAATTAATTTTTAGTTAATTATAAAGATTTACGAGCCCAGAGCAGCGCAACTGTTTTGGGTTTTGTTTTTTTATTCAATTCCTTGATTATTTTTGATTTAAGTTTGTCAGTCTTGATGTCTGTGTCAAGCACGTTGTCCTCTGGTATAGGTATTTCTCTAGAAAGCATTTCGTAAGTTTCTTGTACTATTTGTCTTGCTTTAGCTGTGCAAGTATATAAGTGATCTGATTTAGCTCTTCCTGTAGATGCAATTGCAACATATCCTTTGTTAACTAGAATATCTATTTTTTTGTATGTGTAAGTGAGTGTTCTTACATCAGCAAAGTCTTTTAAAGTAAAGAAGTTTTTGGGTACTAGATACAATAATATCTCTAGTAGTTGTATTCTGTCCATTTCGTACTTCTTCATGATGTATGCTTTTACAAAAGCAAAATTCTCCAGGAAATCATATCCCTTATATATTCGAGCGAATTGCAATCTGTTATACGCTTCTTTTTTGTTCCCCTTATAAAATGTTTCAGTGACTTTTGTTTTATCCTTTAGCATTCTTTCTTTTGCGTGTTGAGGTATTACACCTAACAACTCATCCTTTTTTTTAGTCATTATTTTATGTAAAGCATTTAAAATATATAACAAATATATAAATAATAAATAAAACTTATTATCTTTGGATAAAAGTATAGTTTTTACTTATGGCTAAAATAAACAATACAGAACAGTACAAGGTTAAGGAGTTTGTTTCTAAGGACGATATTGTCTTGGGGAGTAACTCAGACAGTGCTTTGAAAACATCTAACTTTAGTTTGGGTGGTATTGTTGATTTTACAGCAGAGGAGATGAAAGAGCAATTCTTTCATAAAGAAACATATCAGTGGTCTGAAACAGACTTAAAAGATAGGTTTTTAGATATATCTGAAAATCGATTGAATGTCATTGTTGTTGGTCAAAATAATTTCGTTAATGGAGTAATGAATGGTCTATATGGTGTAACTATAAGCGATACTATTAAGGATGGTTATGAAATAGCAATTCGAAATTCAAGAACTGATTACATGACTATTGTAAACAATTTTAAAGATGCCAAAATTCCTTTACGAATATATACTGATAATGATTACTACTTAAGACCGAATGAGACTATTAAGTTTAGATACAATAAACGAGACAAATGTTTTTGGGTAAGTGGTGCATTAGATATCCGTGTTTCTGAATCAGATATTGATGATATACTTGGAGAGAATAAATACAAGTTATTTATTGATAGTTCAGCTGGAGAATCCATTGATGCTATGGATATGAGTACTACTCTTACAGCATATGTCGATAGATACTTCGATGATATAACTGATAAGGTCGCAAGTTGGCAATGGTTTAGAGAGAGTGGGAAAACAAAAGAGGATCAAGATAGTGACCATATTTGGTCTTTAGATAAAACAGAAAGAGAGATTTATTTAACAGCCAAAGATTTTACACAAAATATATACGAACATCCAATTACATTTATTTGTCAAGCTATTATAGAAAATAACCAAAAGTTAATTGCAAAAACTACAATTGGTTAGTAATGAATACACTAAAAATAAAGATTGACTACAAACCATTAAATGCTTTTCAAAATACAAAAGTATTAAATGGTAGTAATCGACAAAGCTACAATACAAACACGCAGAATTTTCAACCTGATCGTCGTATAGATCCTTATGTTATAAAAGTTGAGTGTGGTGTAAATGATCCTCATAATTACATTAATGGGTTAGTTAATGAAAATCTTTCAGATGTAGTTTGGAAAATTAGTAGAGGTAATAGACTACTTGAAATAACTCAAACTGATAAAGAATTTAAAATTGGTAAGGATAAGGAAAAAGGGATGCTTACTGTATATAAAAACTTATTAGATACTGAAGCGAGTACCATTGTTTTTACTGCTAAATATTTAGAACCAAAATCTAAACGTGTAGTTAACTTTCAAGAAAGCTTCGATTTGCTTACAATCCCAGTTGCTAAAACACCCTTAATACTTGATACCAATACACCTGTTGGAAATAAGCTAAATCCAATTGAAAATAGCAAGGGTTTATTATGTCTCGCCGAATTATTTGAAGAAACAAATAAGGTTCCTGCTGCTTATTATTGGTTTTTGGATGGCAAGGAAATTACGGACTCTAATGGCTTTACAGGAAGTAAAACAGAAAAACTATTTGTACCAATTAGTAAAATTACTAAGGTGGGTACGAATATAAAATGTGAAGTAGTTGATTGTACAATTGACTTGTTAGACTTAATACAAGACACAATCAATAATGATTCTCAAGTAAAAGATGCGACAGATAAATTTAATAAAGGAGAGATTACTCAAGATAAATACAATGAGATTTATAATGAAAGAGTAAGCAGTATCACAACAGAAACTAAATTACCTGTTGGTTATCGACCAGTAAAAAAACCTTCCAAAGTATGGAAAGGAGATTATTTGTTAATAAAACAATACCCAGAGTATATTCCAATTATTCTATCTCCAGACTCTGTATACCCTGAATCAAAAACAGTTCAAGTTGAAATGACTATAAATGCAAATTTTGGTATTATAAAAGAGCCTGAAAAATACTTTAATGTCAAATGGTTAAAACAGCCTGATGGAAAGTTTAAGTATCAAGGGTTTAATATCAACATTGATATAAACGACATCAAAATTCTAAGTGAAACTGATAAAGAAATTGATTACGTAATAGAAGAATTGTTGTAATGAATTATATAAAGATTAATAAACAAATAGCAGTAGAGAAAGGGATCATTAAAGAGAATTCTTTTTTTCCTACAAATGGTACGGAAGTTATTTTTAAAAAAGACATACTTACAATATGGGAAGAAAATAACAAAGTAGATTTTGATTTTGAAAACATTAAACCTGCGGAAGCATTAAAAACTATAGAGGAATGGCACAAGATTTAGTAAGAGGTAAAAGAACAATCAAACTTTCAAAGAAAGGAGATACATTAACCACAATGCTTATTTCAGATAGACCTCTTGTTGCAAAGTATCAGAACGGAGCAGTTATAGGAAGTTGGGCACTTGATAATAACAATAGAATAGTTTATGCTCAAGTCTTAACATCATTAAGTAATTCTCCATTGTCAACAGCACAACTAAATGCAACAGAGTGGTTATTTAATGGAAATGTAATTAAAGAAGATGATAAGAGATTTCAGAAAACACTATATAATATCGGTTCAACGCAGGTCCCTGCTTTAAAGATTAAGGCTGATATTATGGATAATATAGAAACAACAAGTTCTATAGAGTTCAGAGGCAATGCTTATACAGGTGGTTTTACAACAGCAATTAGTGCAAGTATTAACGTTTCTCGTGAAAACATAACAGCAAATACATATACTGCATATATAGTAGATGCCAATGGTAGAGGTGCAACAATTACAACACAATATCCAGAAGTAACACTGAAGGCTGTTCTTGAAAAAGGGGGAATTGAGGTAACTACAGGTTTGACATATCAATGGCACAAAGCAACATTAGATGAATCGCTTGACTTGGCAAATGATCCAATTAAAGATAGTAGAATGTTGTTACCAGGTAAAACAAACCAAACTTTAGTTTTGACTGCAAAAGATGTACAGTCATTCGATACTTATATAGTAGAAATATTTGAGGATGGTAAACTTGTAAAAAATGCTATGCTGCCTGTAAGAGATGAAACAGACCCTACAGAGATGCAATATAATGTTACAGGAAATGAATTTGACCTACAACCTGGACAACAAGTTATCTATAAACCAAGTATAGTTTATAGAGGAACAACCAATGTTGTGCCAGGAGAATTTGTTTTTAAATATCAGAAAATTAAACCTGATGGTTCATTAGTAGGAACACAAACAACAGGACCTACTTACGCTGTTAAGTATTCAGATATTGAAACATTAGGATTGGATGAAATTAATATTTTATTTGAAGCAGAGGAGAAATAATGGGGGATGTAATAAGAGGTAAGAGGACAATTACTTTAAAACAAAAAGTAAAGTCTGTTAGGATATTAGCTACGGGTACACAGTTTCAAGGAAACAGTCCTGCAAATATTACATTAAAAGCGATAGCTCAAAATTTTGATGCAGTAGGATATTCTTGGATTAAGTTATCTACCAATAAGCAAATTTCTACTGCTCAGCAAATCACAATTAAAAACGCTGAGATAGATGTAGTTGATACCTATCGTGTAGAGGTAAAAGATTCAAAAGGAGACTTGTATCAAGATACAATATCTCTTACTAAGGTTACAGATGGTAAACCAGGAGATGTAGGTAAAAGAGGTCAAATACCCGTTCAGAGAGAGTGGAAACAAGGTGATACTTATTACAACAATGATAGTGTAATGGATTACATCTACCATCGTGCTACTGATAGTTGGTGGCGATTACGCGATGGATATAACGAAGTTAAAGCAGGTGTAAATCCATCTAATGAGTTTGTACAATTAAATTCATTAGAGCATTTAGCTTTGAGTTATATTATAGCTGAGAACGCCAACTTAGCAGGTTTTATCTTTAAAGACAATAAACTAATTAGCCAATTGCCTAATGTAGATAATCCTAACTTAATCATAGATGGAGTTAATGGAAAGATAACAGCAAAAGATGCTGATATTAAAGGTCATATTGAAGCGACAAGTGGAAAGTTTACAGGAGAGATAAACGCAACAAGTGGAAATATCAAGAATGTAAATGCAACTAACTTAACAGTAGAAAATCTAAACGCTACTAATGGTACAATCAAGAATATCAAAGGTGAGAATATAGATATTAATGGTGGTACTTTCAAAGGTAAGGTAATATTTGAAGATGGTTCTCCAGCTTTAGACACTATCGACCAGAAGGTTAAAGAAGGGGTTGACTCTGTGCAAGTAGGGGGAAGGAATTTGTTTCTATTAGCTAATCAGGTTAAGGATCACACTTATGTAGCACCTTATAGTTTTTCTTTTAAAAACTCAGCTCACAGTAATGTTCGTATATTTAATGAACGTAAAGATATTACTTTTAATAAGGGGGATAAAGTTGTTATATCTTATATGGTTCGTGGACAATTAGCGAAAAGTGAAAAATTAGAAAGCTCACTTAGATTAGGTTTTAATAAAGCAGGTACATTAACTACTTACCAATATATTTATCCAGGAGTAGAGAACCCTAAAGATATGGAGTGGTATAAAGTTAAGCATATATTGGAGATAACCGATACTGTGAATCTTTGGACATTTCAAATTTATAATCATAGATGGTCTACTGACCCAGAGGGTGGTTATTATTTTAATTCTATTGTAGAGTATAAAAATATAAAGGTGGAAAGAGGTATAATAGATACTGACTTCACAGAAGCTCCAGAAGACATAGAGTCTCAAATGCAAGACCAAGAAATCTACATCGAATATAGTGTTGATGGTAAAACTAATTGGCATTATCCTGCGACATCTTCTGATGTTTATTATCGTCAAAAGAAGGGTAATGGGGCTTGGAGTGCTAATATAAGAATAGCAGGATTAGATGGGAAAGACGGGGCTAATGGAGAAAAAGGAGCTAACGGGGCAAATGGTAAGGATGGAAAGTATCAAGTTCAGCAGTATGCAAAGAATACTTCTTTAACTGTTGCGCCTACTTCGGGTTGGGCAAATGCAATACCAACTTCTTCAGATAGCGAATACATTTGGATGCGTACAGGTGAAGTGAAACCTCCTGCTACAGCTCCGACAGCTTGGAGTGCAGCAATGAGAATAACAGGTAATCGTGGTGCAGATGGAAAGGACGGAAAGAACGGAAAGGACGGCGTTGATGGTAAAGCAGGGAAGTTTTCTATTTACAATTTCGCTAAAAATACATCTTTGACTTCTGCTCCTACTACAGGTTGGATGGCTACACCTCCGACAATATCTGCTACAGAATATTTATGGCAAAGGATAGGAGATGTAGTACCTCCGGCTACAGCACCTACATCTTGGTCTAATGCTGTTAGAATTAGTGGTCCAATTGGTCCTGCAGGAAAAGATGGAACGAACGGGAAAGACGGTGAGAAAGGTTCTAAAGGAGATAACGGAAAGGATGGTGTAAATGGAACGAACGGAAAAGATGGTAAATATGTAGTAGTACAATTTGCTAAGAATAGTTCATTTACTACTGCTCCTACAACAGGGTGGTCAACTAATCAACCTACAATTACAGATAAGGAATATTTATGGATGCGTACAGGAGAAGTTACTCCGCCTGCTACAGCTCCAACTGCTTGGAAAACAGCTACAAGAATTAGTGGGATACGTGGGCAGGATGGAGCAAATGGGGAAGATATTAAAGGAGTGAATCTATTATCTATAAAACATCTTAATGAAGATAAATATATAGATACTAATGGAAAAGAGATTAATAATGGTACTGACTTTGTAGCTTATTTAGATTATCAAGAGGTTATTCCTACAAAACCTTACTACGTTGGTTATTTTGCAATAGGAGCTGTAAATGGTGGAGATAGTTCCTCTATTGATATTTTTTATTATAACGCTTCAAAAGCGTTTATAAGTAAACAAACATTTGATAATGATAAAGGGCAAGGTATATACCAACCTAAAAAACTAACTATTCCTGCATCAGCTAAATACGTAAGGTTTAACTTTTGGAATAACGCAAATGAATACGGACTAAGGATAAAATTAGAACAATCGGATGTAGCTACACCATATTCTCCAAGTTACGAAGACTTTGGAAGTGCGCTCGCTCCGCTTCAGCAAACGGAAATAATAGGAGGTACTATTACTACAGGGGTATTAGGAGTGTCTAACAACAATAGAGATATAGTAGCAGGATTGACAGGCGAAGGTTTTTCTTCAAATACTGATACTGTTATATGGGCAGGTGCGAATCATGATAAGAAGCATTTGGCTCCTTTTCAAGTCAAGGCCGATGGAAGTATTATCGCCAATAATGGTAAATTTTCAGGAGAAATTGATATTAAATCAGGAGTTGTTGACGGGTTTTTAAAAGTAGGTAGTAATGCTGGCGTCAATGGTGGTAAAAATATTTTTTCAGGTGGGGAAGGAGAATATTATGAGGAATGGGGAGAAGATATTGTATTCTATGTAGGTGAAGACGCTAATATTCCCGAGTCAGAAGCTGATAGATATCTTAGATACTATGTTACAGAAAGTGGTTATGTTTATGCAAATTCAGGGCAAATAGGACATTGGGAATTAGGCGATAAATATCTTTTTAATATGTATAATCAAGGTGTTATTGTAGGGCCTTCTTCATATAGAGGGGGAGGTATACGTAATCATCAGTATGTTAAGGATGAACATATGTATGCTGTAAAAATAGATGATTATCCGTTAAGTACAAAAACTCGAAACTTACCTGAGGATAAAGTAAAAAGAGATTTTGGGTACATTGATATAGTTGGTATAGATATGTATTATGACTCTATAGAAGATAAAGTGCATCCTCCTACAGGAATATCTTTAAAGAATGCAGTGATAAGTGGATTTGGTGTGAAAACACATATAGAATATACTAACTCTCGAAATATACAAGATGAGGAGACAGTTATATTTGATAATAATTCAGCTGTACTTGTTGTCGAAATGCCAAAACAACAATATGTGTGGGAAGGTAAAAAAGTTACTATTAAAGCTTTGTACCCAAATTCAGTATTAGAAGTTTGGATAGGTGCAGGAAAAGGATTTATTTCTTATTATGGTCTTTCATCATCAACTAAATTAATTTTTGGAGGAAAAGGAGTATGTGTGACTATGATATATGCTAATGATCATTGGGTAGTATTACATAATACTAATTGGCCTTAAAATATTGGTAGAGTATGGTACATTATATTTTAGATAGAGATTTTGACTCAATACTTCTTCAGCTGTTGTTAGTATTTATCGCATGGTTAATGGTGATATTTAGTGTAGGTATTGATTTGCATTTTGGAATTAAGAAGTCAAAAAAAGAAGGTGTTTACACGCATTCTTATGGCTTACGGAAAACGTCTGAGAAGGTGGTAGAGTATTTGGCATTCATGTTTTTTATGTTATTCCTTGATGTGCTTAATCCATTATTCGCTTATTTTAATATTACAGCATTACCTCTAATGTCTGTTTTCGGAGCAATTGTACTTGTGTATACAGAATGGAAGTCAGTACGAGAAAAGTCAGATGAAAAGTTTAGATATGCTTTAAAAAGGAATCCAGCTGAGTTAATAAAGTTTGTACAGGAGAATAGAGAATTAATAGAAGAGATTAAGAAATTAAAAGAGAAGTAAATCATGGCTTATATTTCGTTTGATGAATTACACAAGTATGAAGATAATGCTGCAAAATATGTAGATCTTCATTATGCAGACGCAAAGACTGTAGAAGATGTTTATGGCATGGATTTTAGAATACTGCTTACTGTGTCGGCAGTAGAGACTGGCTGGGGTAAGTTTGTGAAGCATAATAACTACTTTGGTATTAAGTATGCTAAGAACATGGAGAAACAACTTATTACAACTACAGAGTATTTAGATACTCCAAATGCTAAGTTTCCTGAAATTATTAGTATGACAAAAGTTGGAGATAAGTATAAGTATGTTGTGAAAGACCACTTTAGTGTATATCCAACTCCTTATGATAGTTTCAAAGGGTACTATCAGTTCTTGTCAGACAATCCACGTTACAAAACTGCACTACAATATAAAAATGAGCCTATTCGTTTTTTTGAAGAAGTGGCAAAGGCTGGTTACGCTACAGCTCCTAACTATGCTTATACTCTGAAGCAAGTCTTTAATTCAGTAAATAAAAGGTTATGATGTATCGTTTATTTTATGTCTTAATATTTATATTACTAATTAGCTGCGGAAGTAGAAAAGTACAAGTAGACAATCAATCAACTACAGAGGAGGTTAATTCTTCTGTAGTTGATAAATCTGTAATTAAAGAATTGCGCTTGAGTAAAGAAGAGTACTCGAATTTGGTTCATGATTTAGAGATAAGAGCTGATTCCATTAAGACAGTACCAGGTGGAAATACTACATTGTACAATCCATCTATAAAAACTAAAAGTCAGGTAGAGGGAAATAAAAAAGAAAATCTTAATTCTGTTGAAACGAACAAGAATGTCAAAACTAAAAATCAGGTTCTCAAGAAAGAGAAAAGTAAGTTGAAAAATGTAGATAGGAAGCAGTTTAATTCATTTAGTCTTATAGTTCCTGTTTTAATAATTGTCTTTGTGGTATATATATTTAAGAAAAAGTCTTAGTCTAATAAATTAAGACTTTTGTTTTATATATGTTTTGTATAAATAAAGAATTTTATATAAAATATTTTTATCTTTGAATTACTTTGTAATAAATTTTATTTATGATAGCCGTACACGATTTTATTATTTATACAGATATTGTTTTCAATGAAACTTTCAAAACAAAAGGAGGACTTGAACTATATGGAGATAAAAGGTTTCTACAAAAGAGACTTGCTCAAAGAATAGTTGAGATAAAAGAACTGCCTTTAAATTATGAAGGAGAGAATATAAAAGGTTTTCAAGCTTTAATTGATATAACCATTTTTATTCAAAACAATTATGATCATGGCAAGGGAATGAATAATGAAGTAATAGGTCATGAAGGTTATTATAAGATACAATCAAATATGATTATTGCTGTAAGAGAGAACGATAGAAGTGACTGGATTGGGTTTGAAAACAATTTACTTGTTGAGAAAATTATGGAGGAAGAAGAAGTTAAGAAATCCAGCCTTATCATTATAGAAACTCCAAAGTTAAAAGCTAAAAAGGGATTCGCTAAAGTGTTAAGTATAAATAGTAATCTGCCTGAATTAATTAAGGGTGATGTAATTCAATACAATGACAACTATGGAGTAGATGTATTTCTTGAAGGTAAGGAACTGTTATGGATTAGAGTAAAGGATTGTCTGACTAAAGTTATGTGATATGGATAATAATAAGTTACAAGAAAAGAGAAAAGAGGAAATTCCTAATCTAATAGAAAAGTATCAAAAGTTGGTTGACTTAACCTTTGATGCTGTTTCTAAGCCTTTACCCTCATTTAAAGATTTAGAAGATGAAAACGGAGATATATTAAAAACCTCTGAACAACAATTATATTCTTTTATTAGTGTAAGAGATAGTGCATTAGATAGAGCAGATACTATACTAGGTAAAATAAATGATTTAGAAAGAGAATTATATGATCCTAATTTTTGGACAGAAGATGATGTTATAGAAGAAACAACTACGTCAAAAGTTAGTAAACAACCTTTAAAAAGATATACTAAAAAATAATTGTCAAGATAATAAATAGCCTATTGAAGATTAACTGATATAGGATGTATTACTTAGGTAAAAAAGTAGAGGATAGGGTAGATGATAAAATCCGTATTGCTAAGAATAAAAACAAGTCTTGGGAATATGGATATAATGCTGTTTTAGATATTGTAATCATATCTAAGGATGGTACTTTAGGAGAAATCTATGAAGTATATGGAATACCTATTGGGTTACCTCAAATGCCTGATAAAAAAGAAATACTGAACCATGATAAACAGATAAAGCATCAGAAGTGGGTAAGAGAAGAATTGCCCAAAGGAATGACTGCTGATAATTGTTGGGACACAAAGTTCTCTGAATTTGTAGAACGTCAATTTAAGTATCGTGAAGAGGGGGTATGGATTTATCTCAATGGAAAACCAGTATATATGACAGGTACATATTGGCACTTCCTACAATGGTTTCGAGAGGGCTCAAAATACCCTTCACTTCGTATTATCCAAAATGAACTTATGCTCTTCTGGGAAGCATGTAAAGCAGATGAACGTTCTTATGGAATGCAATATGTTAAGAATAGACGTTTCGGAGCTTCAGCATTAGGCAATAACGAAATGCTTGAAAGTGGTTCTATTCATGAAAATAAAATACTTGGGATGATTTCCAAAAAAGGTAATGATGCTAAAAAGATATTCAATCGATTAGTACGTGCCTTTAAACGTTATCCTCCTTTCTTTAAACCAGAAACAGATGGTACCAATACTCCAAAAACTGAACTTGTATTTACAGAACAAACTAAGAAACGTAAACAAGGAGAAATAGTAGAAGAGGGGCAAGGATTAGATACTTCTATATCATGGCATAATACAGAAATGAATGCGATGGATGGGGAGGAGATATTCCGTTCTCTTCTGGATGAGAGTGGTAAGTACCCCAAGGAAGTGCCATTCGATGAGTATTGGCAGATAGTAAAGACAGCTCACCGTCTTGGTAGTAATATCGTTGGTAAGTCAATGGTAGTTTCTACCGTAAACGCAATGAAAAAAGGAGGAGCTGGTTTTAAAAAAATATGGGAAGATAGTAATGTTCTTAATCGAAATAAGAATGGACAAACGAAATCAGGGCTATACAGGATATTTATTGCTGCTAAATATTGTCTTGAAGGTTTCTTTGATGAGTATGGTTTTTCAATTGTAGAAGACCCTGCTGAACCTATAGTTAATGACCTTGGGAAGAAAGTATCAATTGGAGCAGATACGTTTTTAAAACAAGAAGCGGAATCTTTAAAAGATGATCCAGAGAAACTATATGAATTTAAACGTCAGTTTCCAGAAACTCCAGCAGATGCTTTTCGTGATGAAACAGATGATTGTGCATTTAACCTAGTTAATATAACGGAACAGTTAGAGCATAATTCTGAAGAATTAGATGAAGACCCAATAACTATGTTAAACAATGACATAGAAAGAGGAAACTTTATTTGGAAAGATGGAGTCCAAGATACTGAGGTAATATGGAAACCTGATCCAGTACATGGGAGATTTTGGATAAGAAGAGATTGTCACCCACCAATTGAAATTCGGAACAAAAAAGATAAAAAAACTATTCGTGGGGTTACAGCATTTGCGCCAAGAAACGCAAATATGGGAGCAGGAGGAGTAGACCCTTATAACCGTAGTAGAACTGTAGATGGTAGAGGTTCTCGTGGTTCAATTCATATATCAACAAAATACAATACACACTTCCCTAACAATACTTTTATCTTAGAATATATAGATAGAGCTAAGAAAGTTGAGTATTTCTTTGAAGATGTTATTATGTCTCATGTTTATTTCTCTATGCCATTCCTTCCTGAACTTTCAAATGAGAAGTTTCTACAGTACGTCAAAGACAGAGGTTATCGTCACTTTGTGTTAAACAATCCATTTAAAAAATGGGATGAGTTAAGTCATACAGAAAAAGAGTATGGAGGTGTGCCTCCTCAAGATAGTAAAATAGGAGATCAACAATTCTACGCTGTAGAAGCATTCATTGAGGACCATTTAGGAGTTGCTAGAGATAATTCAAATCGTCCAATTGGAGATATGGGAAATATGCCATTCTCACGGACAATTACTCAATGGAAAGATGTAGATCCTCTTAATCGAACAAAATACGATGCTTATATATCTTCTTCTTTATCCTTACTAGCAAATCAAAGAAGGGTGAAAGTAAAACTAGAGGAAGAAGAAAAACCATTATTGTCAAATCCATTTCAAACATACGATAACACAGGAGAATTTTCTCAAGCGATATAATTATGAATGACAAAATATTAAAACAAATAGATCCTTTTGCTCCATTTGATATTAAAAAATCAAATGGATATGGACTTGATATAGCTAAGTTTATTTCTTCACAATGGTTTAATGGAGGAGTAATACACAATGGGAGTAAGTGTGAATTTATAACTCGAAGAAGTTATATAACTAATAAGCGAAAGTTTGTTAGGGGCGAGAAAGATGTAACTCAATTCAAGAAACTTCTATCGAAAAGTAAAGGCGATTTGAAGTATCTAAACATTGACTTTAGATACATTAATATAGCAAGGAAGTTTTGTAACATAGTAATTAATGGGATGTCTCCTGAAAACTACATGTTAGATATACGATCTACAGACAAAATAACTCTTAAACTCAAAGAAGAGAAAATGAATGGGTATAGAAAATATATGTCTAGTAGAAGTTTATTGCAAGGTGCTGTGAAAGAATTAGGTATTGACTTAATGCCTGATTCATTTGTCCCTGAAGATGAAGAAGAACTTGAATTGTTTACTGCTATAAAAGACAGACCAAAAATTGAGATAGCAGAAGAACTGCTTATAGATTGGATTTTAAAAACAAATGACTGGGCTCAAGTAGATGCAGATTTAAGAGCCGATCTGGTCAATTGTGGGATAATGATATCACGTGTTTATATTGATAAAAATGATGGTGTAAAATTAAAATACATTGATCCAGCAAACTATATACATTCTCTTGTAAAGAAGAATAATTTTGATGACAAGTTCTACGAAGGGGTTGTTGAAACTATAACAATAGATGATTTAATTAGAGAGAGTAATATTGAGATTGAGGATGCAAAAAAAATAGCTGGCTGTTATAATTTTAGATGGGAAGAAGGACAAGACTATACTTATAATTATGATAGGTTAGTTGCACACAAGGTAGATGTGCTTCGATTTGCATGGAAGACTATCAAAGAAATTAAGTACAAACAGAAGATACGCAAAGGAGAAGTAGTTAAATTATCAAAACGATCTGATCAGTTTGTTGCTCCAGATAGGAGTGATACTGGAGAGTTGTCTAATACGTTTGATACGTGGTTTGAAGGTAACTATGTTATTGGTTCAGAGTACATATATGGATGGAGAGAATGTGAAAACTTATATGATGATATAATGAATAAGGCTATGTCTCCATTCTTAACTCACGCATTAGATATTCAAAATAATACTTTACATGCTTTTACAGATGAGATAGAAGTAATAGCGGATGGTATGCAACTTACAGCTTTAAAAATTAAGCATCTGTTATCAGAATTAAAGCCTGATGTTATAGAATTAGATATTGATTTACTTGCTGAGTTACCTACTTTAGGAGGAACTAAAAGAGAAGCTTGGGAAGAAGCACTTGATTTGTTTCAAGCTAAGGGGATAGCTTTGAAAAAGCGTATTAATATGGGAGATGATGGAGGAATAAAAGAAGGTAATGCTGTATCAGCTCATCCATTCCAACAAGGCCAAGCGATTACTATTCTATTAAATAGTTGGGCAAATGACTACAATTTGATACGTGAGAATACTGGTATTAACCCTGCAGTTGATGGTTCTTTACCAAGTAATGCTTTAGTAGGGGTATCTGAAATGAACAGACTAGCTGGAAATAAAGCAACTAAAAATATAGTAGATACTTGGATTAGATTCAGAACTAAACTATCTGAACTAATATCTACACGTATTCAAAGTATTTATAATTATTCAGAAGCTCATAAGGTTAGAAAATTATATAACAATATAATTTCAAAACACTTAAATGATCATCTATCTATCCTAAAGAATAGGCATTTACATGAATTTGGTTTCACATTTAATATATACTCATCAGCAGAAGCTATGCAGGAGTTTAAAGAAGATTTAGGAATTGCCTTACAAGAAGGTTTAATATCAGTAGAGGAAAAAACTGAATCAATGAATATCTTTAAAACAAACCCTAAACTAGCTAAACAATATCTTGCTTATCGTCGTAGGAAAAACATGCAGATTAAGGCTGAGGAAAATGAGAGAATGTTGCAAATAAAATCTCAAAATGATGCAATGGCTGCTCAAGCAAAAGTACAATCTGAAACAGAGGCTTATCAATTTAAAAAGCAGATTGACTTACAATTTGAAAGTCAATTGTCTCAAATTAGACTTATGGAACAAGAAGGACTTAATCAAATAAATAGTCCTAAAGAAGACAAGAAATTTCAGCAAGATGTATATCTAGCGCAGATAGCTGCTAAAGGAAAAGAAAACCTTGAAGCTTATAAAGAAAACCGAAAGGATGATAGAACAAAAAAACAAGCTTCACAACAAAGTGAGTTAATACAACAACGACACAATAATACAGGTCCTATTGATTTTGAGGATTCTAAATGGTTGGAAGATGAATATTAACTATAAAATAATTTTATAGTTAGCTTGTTATGTAATAGATTTTATTTATTATCTTTGATTCGATTGATAAGTAAAGTCTATTAAGTTTTTTAATATGAGTATAGAAG